CGTTTAATCCTTTCTTCAGAGAGTGCTTCGATGAGCATGGGCTGATCTAGTACAAGCACGGGACGCGTGTACATCTTGAGTGTCATGTCGATGAGTCTGAGTTCCTTAGCAGGGTAGCCGTGTACCAGCCTTCTGAAAATTTGCTCACAAAGGTATACGTCATGTTTGCAATATTCTGCCAACTCTCGTTCGATATTGACATCACAAAGTCGTTCGATTCCATCCGTTGAATGTACTGCCTTTCCCTTGGGAGGGAGTCCAAAATCTTCAGCCAACTTTGCAAGTGAGTTCCCAACTTCCACGCCTCGTAAAGCTCGCCCCATTGATAGCGAGTCAAAGATGAAACAGGGATGGACATCGTAGACCCACTCGAGGATAGAGACGTCAAACTGGGCATTGTGGGCAAGAACGGCAGTCTGTGACCAGTCGTATGTAGATAGTATTCGTGGAAGTTCATCTCCTCGGTACCATTGTGTAGGTCTATCACTTCCGTATTCGTGGATACAGGCGCCGAAGGCTGTGAATCTTGCATCTCTTATGTACTCCTCTGTTGTCATCTTACTTAAGGTGTAGTCTTTGCTACTCCACCGGGTCTCAAAGTCAATCGTCAATATTGTTTTGTATGGGGCGCTCAATTAAACATCTCCTTGGGCGGTGCGTCCTTCATATTAATGTGTTCAAAGTAGTCCTTTAGTCCATCTAGTATCTCGGCTGCCTCCATGTCGCTGCAGTTAAGCGTGATCACTTCGCCCACACCGCCAATCAAATGTCCTTTGACAAGCAGTAGCCCTGTACACGCACCTTCACCGTAACACATAACCAATCTGTGTATGCACTCTTTTAAATGATCGCGTTCTTTGGTAGAGAGTTTCGCAATCCGCGCTTCCATTTCTTTTTCAGCTTCTGTTAGCTTCATCTAGTATCCCCTGTAAAGTGTGTAAGTTGTCTTCGTTAATAACATATGCTTCTCCTCCTGCATTTTTTATATCTTGTAAATGTTTGAGTTGTAGTGCTGTTGGTTTTCCTCCTTTAGCTTTAGCTTCAATACCAATAAAGCGACCTTTGTGGCAGACCAAGAAGTCTGGCACACCAGAGTTACCCATTCCCATACCAATTGGCATAGCGTAGTAACCGCCATTATTTTTTATGATTGCTTTGATTTGTTTCTTAACTAAAGCCTCGGGAGTCATAGCCATGAGTCGCTTTTAACCTCGTCTAGTTTTTCTATGTAGTGACGTGCCTTATCAATGTCTTCTTGCTTTGCGCCTTTGCGCCCTGCACGCATAGAGTACTTAATGATGTTACCCTTTAAGAACCCAATGAACTCTTCTTGTGTTAAGACTTGCTGCATTATTGTCCACGGCTGTATCGCCATATCTTTGTAGTGACTACCGCCCACTTGCTTTTCATCTGGTCTCATCGTTATCCTCCCTGTACGTTGATATGCCTAATTGTATTTCTTCTGATCTGATTTGACGGTTCAAGTATTTGCGCAACCAATCTGCACCACCCAAGTCATAGAACATCTCGCGTTGTTTCTCGCTCAGGCGCATGGTTACAAACTTACCGTTTGTTATTTCACTTTTGGGTCTTGGCATCGTCCTTGTCCTTGTGATCGTGAGTCTCTGTTTCTTCTTTGGTAAAAAATACTTTCTTACAAACGGTGCACATCCAAGCCGGTCGAAAGATCTGGTTGACCTCTCCTGTATGCACACCAACGGGTCTGCCTTCATAGGTATTAATTTTTTGGAACACTTGTTTCTTTCTCCATGCGGTCATGTTGTTCCCTTGCTTTCATTAACATCTCCCATCCATATCAACGTATTTGGCTTTGTACTGACGTATCGCCTCCATCTTAGCGTGGAACTTTTGCACGTGCACAAGCGCATCTCCGTAACGACCGTTATCTACATCATCGCACACAACGGATGCTTCATTTACTGCATCTTTATACAAAGATAATTCTGATAGCGCATCGCCAAGTTGTAGGTCAATCTCTCTTGTTTCTTCGTCCATCGGTTTACTCCTAAAAATTAAATCAAAATTACTTGCAAACTTATTATGATCTGTTGGTCTTTGCTTAGACCCTTTTCCACCATCGCTCATTTTTGTCCTTATGGGTAGTTTTTATATTCAAAGACAACTTCAACGGGTTCGTAGGTTGCCTCAAATATATCTGGTTTGCAGGGGTAGCACTCACCTTTAACGCCTGTAATAATCCAGTCGCCAGAAGTTACAAGATGGTCTCCTTCAAGTGTTTCTATAAATATTCGACCGGTATGTTTTCCTTGTTTGACCGCAGGATGGTCACCCATCTTGAACCACTGCGTAGCTTCAATTTCAATGGGTTTTTTTCTAAACTTCATTATTGTCCCCTATTAGCAATAATTATTTTCATAGTTTGCTCTTGTGCTTCATACAAAGGCTTTGCACAATCTTTGCATAGTTGAGCATTTATCCCCAACCAATTAAACGAAAATCGTCTATGTGGCCTTGGAAATTCCATTCCAGGATAGTCACTGCATTCATAAACTTCTGTATCAAGCGTTTTCTTGCACCCGTCACAAATGTGTTCGTAAGTTAGCTTAATCATTCTTGTCCCCTTGCTTGTATAGCTTTAGCACAATCTTTTCCGCCAGAAAATTCACCGTAAAAAGAATCATCTTCTAAAACTAATTTTTCACACAACTTTGCACACTCCTCACGTTCTTTTTGAATAGCTCTATCCATATCATCACAAGTAAATAATTTATCTGTGTAATAACCCGGTGGTTTTGGTGGCATACTCATTTTTTCCTCCTTGGGTTATAGTTTAGAATTCCAAGACAACCTTTAATCTTATCTTGCGCCGCCTCTAAAGGGTTAAAGTTAAGACATACAAGACAATCGTTAATCTTGTCTTGCGCCACCTCTAGATCACGTTCCAATTCATAAATGTATGCATGATTTGACGCGCGTTCTTTTTCTGCTATTAGTTTGGCAAAACTTATAAACATTTTTAATGCAGGTGAATCATCTTCTGGTCTGTCGCACATACCTATTTGCATAACAATATCAATTATTTCTTCATTGGTCATCATACACCCCCAGTATAAATAACACATAGCAAAATACAGCGGTTGTCCACACAGCACCAAGACCGAGCACGGCGATGAGCATTAGTATTTCAAATACGTCATTCATGTTTCATCCTTTGTGTATAGTATTTTATTAATCCATTCTTCTGTTGGTTGTACATACTCGCGTATAAACTCATTGGATAAAACTTTGTACATCATGGTCGAGCCAAGATGTCTACCTTCCGTGTCTCTCAAATCATTTGCAGCTATGAGTAATTGTTCTATTGAATCAGGGTGTATGTTCATGTATTTTTTTCCTTCCTGACCTCTTTCCACTCGCCGCCCTCAACTGGTTGCCAACCATGCGTCTCGGTCAGAACTTCGTTTTGATGCCACTGCTCAAGCACGGATATGGTTTGGTTTTGGCTGTCGTAGGAATCGTAGTAATAATATTTTTTATCTATCCATCTGAGTTGTGGTGTTGGTGATTGTCTTCTATTCATTTGTTTTCCTTAAAAAATTCGTTAAAAACTTTTGCACATATTTCATCTCGCTTATCTTGCCAATATTTTTTATTTGCAATGTCTTCCTCTTCAGTCACAGGAATCAAATTACCATCCGCATCTTGTTTATGCCACCAAGGTTTACCGTCTTTATTTCCCAGAAACCACATGATTTTTCTCCTTTAATTTAGCTTCTATTGCAAAGTAAACATCGGTTATTTGAAAACTGTTCCACGTCCTCATGCTGTCACTAATGGCATTTAATTCATCAGCGGTCAAACCTACCCATTCACGTTTTCCATCCGCAGGTTTTTGTTTCTTTTCAAACAAAGCAGAAAACGCTGTTGGTGATGTTGGGTGTTCGCTCATGCGTTCTTTTCCTTTAATTTATTTTTTCTTTCTTTGCTAATAAAATGCGTGGTCAAAATAAAACCAAGCAAAACTCCATCGGCAATGCTTAACCCAATGATTAAAAAAATTTGTCCGTATGTAAATGTAATCATGCGTTCTTATCCTTTAATTTAGCTTCTATTATTCGGGAAATGACATATAACTCATCAGCACTGCAATCTAATTCCACGGGCGATTCCATACAAGCCTCCCAAATTTCCTCACCCGTCAACCCTACCCATTCTTTAGAATGAGTATAGAGAGGCACTCCGGCAGATCCGTCTGTAACTTCTCGCCATATGCCATCGTTAAACTTTGCAAACTTTCCCACGGGTTCTTGGCTTTCATCTTTCAATTGTTTTTGTGTTTTCATTCTTGTTTCCTTTTTCTTTTATCAATATAACCGCACCAACATTTTTGGTTGGGCATGAGAATCTTTGGTTGAGCTTTTGGTAAACGAACGGTACATTCAGGGCATGGCATACCTAAAAGTTGTTTTCGTTCTTTTTTGTAGGCATCATAGTCTCGCCACAATTCAGCCATATCACCCATATCTCACTCCTTAATTCCGTGAGCAGATTCAATTGCTCTGGCAATTCGCATTGATGTTGAACCGTCTCGTCTGATTGCACTCCCATGTGATACCTCTCGAACAATGTCTGCAATCCGCTCATCCGTCAGAGGCTTGCGGTATTGTGGTTTAGTATAAAGAAGGGTTCCTTCTGGTGGAGGTTCGCCAAACCATCCGTGTATCAATGAGCCATCCCAACTCATTACACTACCTACGGGTTCGCCCCGCTCTTGCTTTGGAAACGCTCGTGCACCACCTCCACAAATTGGACAATCAATTTCTTGCCATCCAAGTCTTGCTAACTGCTCACTTTGATCTTGCTTTAGTGCTTCTTCTAAGGCTTTAATTGCACTTTGAGCTTTATCTGCCCAGTCACCATCAACTATTTCATCGTGCCAATTACATCCTCCAAAAACTTCAAGTGCTTGTTTTATTGCTTCTTTAGTCATACAGCTTTCACTACTTTTTGGTTGTTCTTGAATAACTTTGTAATGCGCTACTAAGCATCCTTCAATACCATCAGGACAAGGTATCCTTTCTGCTTTTTTACCACCTACTATATTATTCCAATTCATTTCTTCTTTACTCATTCTCAATCCTTTCTACTTTTTGTCTGGTGCATCCTTTACCGCAAGACTCCGAGTAATTACGCTCAGTTACTGTATGGTTACCGCACCTAGTAACGTAATGCTTGTTCTCAAATATCCATATATCACAGTCTTCAAACTTATAGGCAAGCCTTGGTTTGTTGAACTCCGCTTGTTGCTCGGGTGTCGGGCCAAATATTGAGTAAAGCGCCAAAATTATTGACCCTATTACCGTACCAAACACAATAACCATGAGCGTTGCCCCGCCAATAGGTAATATAATGTCGTCCCAAATTTTATTCATAATAACTCCGCGTTATTAAACCCAAAACTGCATAAAGCAGCACCGCATACAAAGTACAAAACACCACAATATCAGTCGTGATTGTTGTTTCTATACCCAGTAATGCTTTTTGCACCCAGTCTTGATCAGGGTTATAGTAGTTAACCTTCGGCTCATAGTAGATACCGATCTTTACTTTGCCTGTGTCGTATGGGACGGAACCCTTTGTCAAGCTTGACTGCCTAACAAACGCAGGATCATTTCTAAGTTTCGGTTTACTATTATTATTTCTATCCAACATAAGATCACCATTAGCCATATTGCGAATTTCATGTCGTCTCCTTTTATTCATAGTGTGCCCCCAAAATATTTATGCAACTCCACATACAAAGCCTTGGCTTGTTGTAGCGATATATCTCTGAGTAATCCCTCAATGTTCCAACGTACAACGGGCACTTCATTCTTAGGCTCGGGTATTGCTACGGGTCTGCGTTTTATTTCGACAGGCTTCTTTTTCTTGCCGTTGTGCAACTTCGTGCCATGCGCTTGGGCAAATGCTTGTACGGGTATGTATTTATCTGCCTTGGCAAACAACTCGCTGCACACAGGGTCTCGCACCACCATGCCTACCTTTATGAATTGCCCGATCATGGTCTCGGTCGTGACTGTCTTGATGCCCTGCTTGTACATAGCGTCTATGACATTTTTAGATACGCATCCCTCGTTGTCTCTGATGTAGTTAAATATGATCTCGCTCTTTGACATTTTATTCTCCTGTTGTAAATCTTCTGGCTCTGTCCACTCGTTAATGGCTTTTTTTAAGGCTTCTTGTAATGTTGGCATCTTAGTCCTCCTTATCATCGTTGTGTCTAACATTATACATATCTTGTAGGTCGGTAAACCTCGAGAGCAAACTTCTCATCAAGCCATATTTATGGTCGTTCTGTTCAAAGTTAGCGCTTACTGATACGGCAAGGCTCAATGCTTGGCATATCAGGTCTATCTCCCTGTCGTGCAATACGATAGATTTGGATACATCGGGTTTACTCTTAATCATGGGCAACTTCCACGATTGGCATCTCTAACACATGGAAAAACTCGGAGTAGTCTTGTCTCATATCTCCATCATCGTCATACTTGACTGGGTACGCAGTAAAGAAAAACGTCTCGCCGTCACAGTATAAGTTGATGTCATACTCAGCGCCGTCTATCTCCACGTAGTCCCAATCATCGTGGTCGGTGTAATGCCCATCAGGGCAATGCACCATTGGGTTAAGGCTTATGCCTTTGCTTAGTAGTTTGAGTACTATCTTTCTTTGCAGTTCGTTCATTGTCCTTCTCCTTCTGTGTATTCCTCTACCATGTGCTCGGCTATTTCGTACCAGTTAACGTCTGAGAGAAACGCTAAAGCGTATGACATGGCTAACCCGTCAGGTATTTCCGCACATTCAAAAATTACTTCTTCGGCATACTGTTTGATGCTCTTAGCCAATCCGTATGTATCTTCGGGGTCAAATTTAGAATAGTATTCGGCGGGATTAAACCCATCAAATACCTCTAGATTTACTCTCCACGTAGCGTAGTTAGTCCATCCGTTGTATGTTGTGTCTGTCATTGTCCTTCTCCTTCTTCTAGTTCACTATCATCTACCTCAAAGCGCAGTAACCTTGAGCCATCAAAGATCTCGATCAGATCGAAATCAATCCCTGCCTTATGTAAGGCGTCATACAGTTCTTGTGCAGTCATTTACTTTCTCCTTGGTTGAATGGGGGGAAATCCCCCCGTTAAAAATCGTGATTGCTGAGATCATGCGTACGCATACACCGAGTCGAACAAGTCAATCAGTAATGAATCGGGGTCTTCTACCCACGCACGACTAAGTGCCTCGTTCACCCACTCCTCGGTCATGCGTGATCGGTCGATCATCTTGATTGCCATCTCTGTATCTTCGGGGTACACGGCTTCTGCCATAAGCTCTAGCAGAAAGTCAAACATACCTACCTGCGCATCGAGTAGCGCATCTTGTACATCTTGGGCATAGTAATCAGCGTAGGTTGTAAACGACTTACTAAAGTTAAATGAGTTGTCGGTCGTCTTGTCCCAGTTGTACGCATAGGCACCGTATGCGTAGTCGTCTTGATCCCATTTACTCTCATGTATCTTAGGGTCACGACTGGTCGGCAAGGTATCCCAGTCAATAAGCAGCACTTGCTTGGACAACTGTTCATAATGCACAAGGTCAAGCGACTCGAACTCGCTGTGCTCACGGTCGTAGCCTACGCTAATGTTTGTACACTCAGGGATGATGCTAGTAAACTCTGCGGTATCTGTGTACACACCACTATCGTCAGGCGAGTACATCATCACATCGGTATAGCCGTCAATATTGAGAGCATTAGATAAGTCCTGCGCAAACGCATCGCTACAACACCTAGACCATCCTTGATGTGTAATGACACTATCTATGCCACGTCTATCAAACGCTATCGCACGATCAAACTCAGCAAGCAGATCGGGATAGTTCTTAGCCAGATACTTAGCACCGATACCCCCGCACTCCTCACCTTGCGTAAAGATATAGTACCCATTCACACCTTCGTGCATCATGTGCATGAGCAAGGCAATACCCGCACCATCATCGGCGCCGAGGGGCGCACCACACGCAGACCATTTGGTTGCAGTCATGGTGATATTGTTCTTACCCTCGACACGGTGCACCGTATCTACGTGCGACACGAATAGTGTGCGGTGTCTTGACTCGGTTCGGTAGTCCACGTGCAAGTTACCACACGCATCAATAAAGGATATATCCCACAAGAACTCGGGTATGGCCGTTGCTAACCAGTTTGTAAAGTCAACATTGGTTTGTGATTTGTGTGGTCGCTTGAGACTGAGTGCGTACTTAAGCGTTTTGTAGAGTGTAGATTTTTTATTCATTTGTTTCTTCCTTGGTTGTTTGTTCAGGCGCATGGTCTGTGTGGTATCTGTTGCCGTCTATCTCGACATAGTCTGTGCAGTCGTTTGTGTACCAGTTGAATGACCCCTCGCATTGCCAGCAGTTGTCTCTGAGATCGTACTCATTGGTATCCTCGGCACAGCATATGCGGTCATCGTCACATGGGTAATACTCACCCTCACTCTCAATAAATACCACATCGTCATGAGTATGGTACTCACCGTCTACATCACACACGATCTCATTGTCATCGAGGTAGTCTGTATGGTAGTAGTCACCGCCAACGGATATGACACAGTCTTCGGGTAAGTAGTACTGGTCACCTCTGCGTGAATACGCATAGATATAGTTGTTGCTACAGCAACGTTCGCATATACCACGATCTTCGTGCATACCGACCCAGTAACCGTCATCTTGATCGTAGCCCTCACCGCAGTCCTCGCATGTGTTCTCAGACACCTCTCGTGTTAAGCCCGATGTGCTATCCATTTCGTAATCACCGTCAGGGTCAATCACAAAATACGTACCTGTTGATGTGTTCTTGAGTGCGGCACGCTTTACGTCACCGTCAAGGTACGGTGCAACCCAATCATCTCGGTGCGGTATAGCCTTGAGACGGAACCCCTCCCAGTCGCTTGCTTTTTTATAGCCCTGAGACTTAAGCCACGCCTCTAGTTGCTCATCGCTGTGTGAGTAGCCGTCATTGTTCTTGCGATAACTTCGCACGAACACCTTATCATCAGGGTCGCTATCGTTGATCAGCGCACGCCCGACTGTGTCGTTACCCTCCTCACGCACCGCCATTGCCCAACCATGCGCAGGGTCATAGCACTCATAAGGATGTGTACTAAACGATGTATTCACCATGCAAGACCTTGGCCCACGTTGCAAGTGATAGATCATCTCTGCGGTTGTGCGTACGATCCTGACACCGTTTACCACATGAAGCGCTTGGATGTCACGTATCTCATGGTCTGACAAGTCAGGGAAATGTCTGCGTAGATACTTGCCAATGGTTGTGATGGTCTGACGATCTGCCTCACCTGCTCGGTCGTCCTGTGTGTAGGCTATGCGAGTGGGGTCAGTCTCGGATTTGTAGGGATGCTCTAACACCAGTTGATGCCAGTCTTTGGGACGGGCTAACTCTAACGCATCCCAGATCGCAGGATGCACACGGTGTTTGTAATACTCTCTGTGAAACCAAGGGCGTGACTTGCGCAATACCTCTTGAAGTAAAAAGACCCATTGGGTGGTGATAAGTTGTCTACTCATTTGCTTTCTCCTTTGTTGTTACTCTTTCGAGCCATCGTTTTCAATCGTGATTTTTGTCTCAATGATGAAGTGGTAATCCCCTCGCTCACCGAGCATACGAGCGTCACGTTCCGCTTGTAATCTGTTGGTGTAGATACCCTCGGTGTATCTACTTGCCGTGTCTTTCTTATATCCGTACAGCATGTACACCATGACACACTCTCCTTTGTTAACGTATGTAAACTTCATTTGCTTTCTCCTTTTAGTGTTTTACATTAAATCGAATCGGGGGAAATCCCCCCGATCTCTAACCCATGCCATGTGTGTGGCACAGCGTCATTTGGCTTTAGCTTCTCGATGATCGTGATTGCTCGTCTCATCTGCGCTATCAACTGCGCTCGTTCCTCGGTAGGTTCGATCAGTTGCTCGGTCTCGGCGTTGCCCAGTTCCTTTTGAGTACGGACAAGCAAAGTTTGTTTTTGTTTTGTATTGGGGCGTTTGGTTCTTTGGAATGGAACTTTGCGCTTAGTCTTTGGTGCGTGTGGTATCGCCTCGAATAGCAGGGCTATCTCTGTGCGTTTGGATGTGGGTATCCAATCCGTCCAATGGTCTCCGTTGTTGGGGATGTCCGCATCTTTGGCTATGGTAGACGGGGTCATCGGCTTATCTGTCTGCTCATCTCTAAGCAACTGGAGTGCCTCAAACTTAGTCAACAGTTTCTCCATCAGTTTGATGTACGCACTAAACGCAACGTCTCGCTCGGGTTTGTGTTTGCCGTCATGCCTTGCCCCTACCTTGGCGTTGGAGAGTTCGTATTTGAGTGGTGAGATGAGACGTGACCATAACTTTCGGTGTTGTAGTCTTAGCATCTTGTCTGACCTCTGCGCTTTCTTTGCTTTGAGTATCGCTGCTTTCTTTTGTTCGAGTGCTTCGGGTTGGGCTATGCGTTTGCTTAGTCTGTTGTGCAACTCTTGCGGTTTCATTTTCACGTATGGTTTTGTCATGATTAAAATCCTTTTTAGGTTATTAGTCTTTGGTGGTGTCCGAGACTACTCATTGTGCCACAACTTTGGACAGTTGGGAAGCCCCTTGAATACTGCGTTTGTGCCATTTGTGTCCGACACGTATATCGTTTTAAAAGAACACTAACGCCAAAGTAAAATAAAGAATGTCCGAACCAAATAAAGAATGAACACATATATAAATACCCTCCTATATATAAATATATATTTAAATAGATAAGTAAGTAAGACAGTTTTTGAGGACACGCAATAACGGCGGGGCTTTTCGACTGTCGGAAGTTTAGTCCAGGTGCTTAATCATGGATAGGTAATTTTTGAGAGACTAAAAACCCTTTTTGGTGCTTAGTCTTACATTGGGGGGAATCCCCCCCAATCTCCTACTCAAAGAGAGCCAGTTGCTTAGGTGCATGGGTGCACCATGCTTGATAGTCTGCCGCTGTCTCGAACACTAAGCCACGTTCCATAAGGTTGTGTTTCTTAAAGACGTAGACCATGTGCTGCTTATTGGGTGAGGGTTTGTAGTGTTGCACATGGTAGTGTGTTGAGCCAATGGTGATGATGCCTTGATATGTGATGCTGGGTTTCATGATTAGTCCTCGAAGTGTAGGGTGAAGTAAGTAAAATAAGCGCCTGTACAAATAGCAAATACCATGAGTAGTAAGACGGCAAGGAAAGGTGCATCGGCACAGATACGATTGGCAAAATACAATGTGCCAATGGAGAGTGCAAGGATGACGAATAGGTGAGAGATGATTTCAATACGTTTCATGGTTAGAACTCCTCATTAAGAATACGGATAACCTCGGCATCGTCTCGATCTTTAAGAGCTTCGCAAAGCTCGTCATTCTCAAGGGCGAGTTGAGGGTCAATGGTGCGCTCGGCACACTCGGTCATAAATTCTGTTTTAGTCATGATTACCCCTTAAAGAATAGGTTGAATTTCTGCTCGTACTCGCAACGACTTGCGAAGATTTCCACGAACATTTGCTCGGACGTACTGAGCCAAGCCGTGGGTTGCTCACCTGACATAAATAAAAGCATTGCGTAGTTTTCGAGGGTTTCGATACGCTCATCAATATACTGATTAAAAGATTTCACGGTTATCTCCAGTTGACAGTTAAAAGAACAGCGCAGAAACCTCGTGTCCCTGCGCATCGAAAAAGAATCGGGGGAAATCCCCCCAATCGTTACTTAGTCTTAGATGCCCATGCTTCTTCAAATGCTTTGAGTGCCTGTTGCTTAGTCTTGAATTTGGTTACGATGCGAGCGAATGGGTTAACTGGCTCGGTGCGGTTCGATGTCTTAGGCTTGCCTGTGTAGTAGATCTCACAATCAGTGAGTATGACCTGCACCGCATCTTTTGCCGCTTCGTAACTCTTAGCTGTGTTGTCCATGACCATGCGCCCTGTGGCTTTGCCTTTGCCGTCTTTGAGTGGTACGCCGTATTTGCCTGCGACTATGGGCATGACGAGTGCGTAGGCACTATCGTACTTTTTACCTTTGAGTGATGCCTTGAGTGCCTCAATAGCTTTGACGTATGCCTCACCAGTTGCGAGTGCGTTGAGTACGAGTGTGTTGAATGAAATTTTCATTATGATCTCCTGAATGAATCGGGGGAAATCCCCCCAATCGGCTAGAGCGAATCCCTTAACCGATGCCTCTATTGTACGGATAGGGGTAAAAGAACCAATCCAATAGTAGTAAGCCTAGCCCAAATCTAAGCCAAAACGAATACTAAAATACCCACACTACCCCCATCACCCCTCTTTTAAGGATGGTCGCATGGTCACCATGAACACTGTTCCTCACCCGCTCCCACTACTTCTGTAATACTTAAGTACCGCTATTCAATTATTATAAAAAATCCAAATACCCATTGTCTAATGTTAGACAATAGCACATAAAAAAACCCCCCAGGCTGATTAGTGCAGCTTTGGGGGCTAAAAGGACCATTGAGCCAAGTCCTACAGGAGAGAGCAAATGCACAACTTGCGCACTTGATCAAATGTATTATATACTACACCCATTCGAGGTTACAAGGACCTACGCGCAATGTTAGAGCATCTTATTGATTATGAACCGGAAGTGAGTGACAACTCACACGGATTCGTGTCGCTTGAAAAAAACACCCCGTCTCAAACCGTAGACGCTAAAGTAAACACCCTTGACTGGCTCCAGCAATTAGGAGCCGTAGACACAGATACGAAGGCAGACGAGCTGGATACCCAGCACGCACGTAAAGCTTTTGCCAACATCGTATCTGCCACACCTGACGAAATCACCCACTCATCGCTTGCCGAAGTTAAAACGCCACAGGCCGTAAGACATTTGGTCACCATGCTGACCGCTTACGACTGGGAGTTTGTCGAGCGAGCCAAAGAACTTAGAGGCTACACAGTAGCTAAAATTTTGGAAGAATGTGAGAATCCCAGCGCCAACATACGCCTGAAGGCACTTGCTTTATTGGGTAAGGTCACAGAGGTTGGACTCTTTACAGACAAGATTGAGGTTAAGAAAACCGAGCTGTCTGATGCAGAGATTGACTCCAAGATTAAAGAAAAACTCAATCGGTTCATGGGTGTGGTCGATGTCACGGATGTGGGGGATGTTCTTGAAACTCAACGACTTAACGCTTAATCCTCAAGAAATCCAGGCGCTACAAGCCGCCCTTCCCCGTATGAGTACGGCGGAGAAGATTGAACTTATGGACATGCTGGAGGTCAGAGAGCAAAGATTTAAGATAGCCACCGCCCAAAATAGTGTGCTCGAGTTTGCCAAACGGGTCTATCCTGGTTTTAAAGTAGGTCCCCATCATAGAAAACTGGCATCTATATTTGAAGCGGTGCTAAGCGGTGAGAAAAAACGAGTCATTATCAATATTGCGCCCCGTATGGGCAAGTCTGAGTTCTCATCCTACCTATTCCCCGCCTATTTTTTAGGTAAATTCCCCGAGAAAAAGATCATCATGGGCACCCATACAGCGGGTTTGTCTGAAGATTTTGGTAGGCGCGTGCGAAATTTAATCAATTCGGAGGAATACCATGAGCTATTTTCCAACACTGAGGTCTCAGACGACCAAAAAGCTGCAGGCAAGTGGTCTACTTCAAGAGGTGGACAGTATTATGCGGCGGGTGTCGGGGGTGCACTTGCGGGACGCGGAGCGGATTTGTTCGTTATCGACGACCCCCACTCAGAGCAAGATGTCAAAGCAAATAGCAGACTGGCGTTTGATAATGCTTGGTCGTGGATGCAGACCGGACCGCTCCAACGTTTGATGCCGGGGGGCGCGATCATTGTAATTATGACGCGTTGGGGACTCCTTGATCTGACCGGACGCTTGATTGACTACCAGATTAAGAATCCAGACTCCCCTAGATGGGAGATTGTGGAGTTGCCTGCAATACTGAACGAGGGCACGGAGAACGAGAAGTCGTTATGGCCTGAGCAGTGGCCTCTTGAGGCGCTAAAGTCTGCAAAAGCCTCTATTGATCCAAGGTATTGGAACGCGCAGTACATGCAGCAGCCTACGAGTGACACATCTGCGATCATATCAAGAAAGAGTTGGCGCATGTGGACAGCGGACACACCGCCTCCTTGCGAGTATGTGATTCAGTCTTGGGATACGGCGTTTGAGACAAAGAACAATTCTGACTACTCAGCATGCACAACGTGGGGTGTTTTCTACAACGAAGAGGAAAACAACAAGCCGCAATTGATATTACTGGACGCGTTCAAGGATAGAATGGCGTTTCCTGAACTCAAGGTAATTGCGCTCAAACATTACAAAGAATGGGAACCAGACGCGTTTATCGTGGAGAAAAAAGCCGCAGGTGCTCCACTGATTCAAGAGTTACGGGCAATGGGAATACCTGTGCAAGAAACAAATCCGAGCAGAGGCAATGATAAGATGGTCAGGTTAAACGCCGTCTCTGATCTGTTCGCAAGCGGAATGGTATGGGCACCAGAGACACGCTGGGCCAGAGAGGTGATTGAAGAAGTTGCGTCATTCCCAGTTGGGGACAACGATGACTATGTGGATACAACGTCCCAAGCGCTGATGCGTTTTAGACAAGGGGGGTTCATTGCGTTAGATTCAGACGAGCGTGATGACATGAGAACTTTTAGGCGCAAAACCGCCGCATATTATTAAGGACAGACATGGCAACCAATATTGATAAAGCACTATACGCAGATACGCAAGGCATTGCAGGGGCACAGGACGAGGAACCCCTTGAGATTGAGATCATAGATCCAGAAGCGGTTAAGATCCACGCAGGTGACTTGGACATAGAGATTCAACCAGATGGTGAGGCTGACTTTTATAAAAATTTGGCTGAAGTCATGGATCCGGATGATGCGTCATCAATGGTGAGTGAACTGTCTAGAAATATTGAAGATGATAAAAACTCCCGCAAAGACTGGGAAAAAGCGTATGTAATGGGACTCAAGCTACTGGGTCTCCAATACGAAGAGAGAACGGAGCCTTGGAACGGAGCATCGGGTGTCTTTCACCCCATGATTACAGAAGCCGTTGTTAGGTTCCAAAGTGAAACGATCACCGAGATGTTTCCCGCCCAAGGCCCCGTTCGCACTAAATTAATAGGCAAAGAAACACCCGCCAAAAAAGAGTCTGCCATCCGGGTAGAAGATGACATGAACTATGAACTGACCGAAGTAATGGTTGAGTTCAGACCGGAACACGAGCGCATGTTATGGAGCTTACCCGCAACAGGGTCAGCGTTTAAAAAAGTCTATGATGATATAACTCTAGGGCGCCAAACATCCACGTTTGTACCTGCAGAAGATGTAATTTTGCCTTACGGTACGACCGATATGGACACGTGCTACCGCATGACGCACGTGATGCGTAAGACAAAAAACGACATACGCAAGCTGCAAAAAGCAGGTTTTTATTTAGATTTTGAACTCCCAGACGCAACACAACTGCGCGATGACATACAAAAAGCCAAGGATCAAGAGACCGGATTCAATGACTTAAATGATGATCGTTATGTAATTTATGAAGTTCACGTTGACCTGGATTTAAAAGGCTACGAAGACAAAGATAACAATGGCGAACAAACAGGGATTGCGTTACCATACGTTGTAACTTTTGTTAAAGGAAGCAACAATGTCTTGTCAATTCGGCGCAACTGGAAGGAAGACGATGAAAATAGACGCAAACGCCAACACTTCGTCCACTACCAGTACATCCCCGGATTTGGAGCCTACGGCTTCGGACTGTTCCACCTCATCGGCGGATTTGCAAAATCAGCAACCTCGATTATGCGTCAACTGGTGGACGCAGGAACTCTTTCTAACCTGCCCGGAGGACTTAAATCGCGTGGGCTTCGCATTAAGGGTGATGACACTCCCATTGCACCAGGAGAATTCCGGGACGTTGATATTGCGTCGGGTCCGCTAAGAGACAACATCCTCCCCCTTCCATACAAAGAACCCAGCGCAGTTTTAGCCGGATTACTCGACAAAATCGTTGAAGAAGGACGCAGGTTTGCTGCAACCGCTGATATGCAGATCAGCGATATGTCTAGCCAGGCTCCGGTCGGTACTACCTTGGCACTTCTTGAGCGCCAGTTAAAAGTAATGACAGCGGTGCAAGCACGTATGCACTATGCGTTCAAGCAAGAACTAAAACTGCTTGCCGCACTTATTAAAGAAGACACGCCTGTTGACTACGAGTACGAACCTGAGTATGGTTCAAAGTCTGCCAAGCAGTCTGATTATGATGATGTAGATATTGTTCCAGTCAGTGATCCTAATGCGGCGACCATGTCACAACGCGTGGTGCAGTACCAAGCTGTGATACAGATGGCGCAGATGGCGCCAGATATTTACGATATGCCGGAACTTCATAGGCGTATGCTAGAGGTAATGGGTATTAAAGGTGCTGATAAGCTCGTGCCTTTACCAGACGATATGAGACCAAAAGATCCTGTCACAGAGAACCAAGCCGTTCTCAAGATGGAGCCGGTCAAAGCGTTTGTATACCAAGATCATCAGGCGCATATTGCCGTTCATATGGCAATGATGCAAGACCCGACAATAATGGCGCTGATTGGACAAAACCCTAACGCACCTAAGATTCAAGGTGCAATGATGTCTCATATTGCTGAACACGCAGGGTTTGAGTACAAGAAAACAATTGAAGCACAACTTGGTATAGCAATTCCTGAACAAGACCCCAATGATGACAGTATGGCAATGCCCCCGCAAGTTGAGCGTCAGATGTCTGGAATGATGGCACAGGCCGCCAACCAAGTCTTAATGATGCACCAACAGCAAGCCAAGCAACAACAAGCTCAGCAACAACAGCAAGATCCTATGTTCCAGTTGCAACAACAAGAACTTCAATTACGTCAACAAGAGTTGCAACTCAAAGGCCAAGAGTTCCAAGCGCGTATGGCAATGGAGGACAAAAAACTTCAAGTACAAGCAATGGATAAAGCGGGCAAACTCAAAATGGATGACAAGCGTATTCAAATGCAGGGGCTTGAGAAATCCGCTCAAATCAAAGCAAGACAGCAAGATATGGGCATGGAGCTAATGAAACACGGCACTAATCTAAAACACGAAGAGAAACTGCAGACGATGGCTCAAGGGCTTGATTTGGTCAAGCATGCTGCAACTTTAAACAAACCAAAGGAGAATCCACCTAAATGATCCAAAACTTCGCAGGTGCGCTGCGCAACCAAATACGCAAACAAATGAACGATTACGCTGACGATCTAGCAACAGGTCAGTGCCAAAATTTTGATCAATATCAAAAACTCTGTGGGGTGATTTCGGGTCTAGCCATCGCAGAGGGTTTATTACTTGACCTGCTAGAAAAGGTGGAAAAATCTGATGAGTGAACTCATACTCCCTGAGCGTTTAAAGCTCAAACCTACGATGGAGGTAATTGAACAAATTACTAAACCACCAGAGAAAGACGAGGAGAAAGCGACAATGCTTCCTAGCCCATCCGGGTATCGGTTGCTTTGTAGCGTGCCACAAGTCTCTAAAAAGATTGATGGTACTGAACTCGATCTAGAGCGTCCTGATTTCTATGCCAAACAAGAAGACCATGCGACCACCGTGTTGTTTGTTCTAAAGGTTGGGCCAGATGCGTATCAGGACAAAGCCAAGTTCCCTAGTGGTGCTTGGTGCAAGGAAGGTGACTTCATCATGGTACGTACCTATGCAGGTACGCGTTTCAAAATTTACGGCAACGAATTCCGGTTCATCAATGATGATCAAGTTGACGGCGTTGTAGATGATCCCCGCGGAATAACCCGCGCATAAAGGAAAAAACAATGGCAGACTTTAAAGGCGAAGATTTCAAGTTCCCTGATGAAATTGACGACAAAGATAAGGGAAAACCCCAAGAGACAAACGATGATGATTTTGAAATTGAAATCATTGACGACATACCGGATCGTGATAAAGGTCGCAAACCTTTAGATCGAGAAGTACTGGATCCAACAGATGAAGAAATCAACCAGTACACAAAGGGTGCTCAAGAAAGAATTAAAGAGCTGACTCATGCAAGACATGACGAGAGACGCGCTAAAGAAGCGGCTCTACGTGAACGTCAAGAGTTAGACAGAATTACTCAGCAGTTGGTTGAGGAGAATAAACGTCTCAAACAATATGTCAATACTGGCACTGAGCAATACACGCAAATGGCCAAGACTGCGGCGGAAGCAGAGCTTGACAAAGCGCGTCGCGAGTACAAAGCAGCACAAGAAGCTTTCGATACGGATGCGATTATTGCGGCGCAAGAGGCGCTTACTGAAGCCAAGATGAAAGTGGAGGCTACGAAAAATTTTCGTCCAACCCCTTTACAAGTCGAAAAAAATGATGTATATTCGGCTCCACAACAAGTCCAAGAACCATACCGCGATGAAAAGCTCTTGCGCTGGCAAGCAAAAAACCAGTGGTGGGGACAACCAGGATTTGAAGAAATAACCAGTTTTGCACTAGGACTGCATCAAAAGCTAGTGAACTCCGGGGTTGATCCTCGCACAGATCAGTACTACGAGACTATAGACTCTCGCATCAAAAAGACCTTTCCTGAAATATTTGGAGAGGCTATGGCTTCAGCCGATCCTCCAAAAAAGACGCCCTCGGTAACGGCACCATCAACTCGGTCGACAGGTACCAAAAAAGTACAACTGACACCGACGCAGGCGGCGCTTATTAAAAAATACAAACTCGACCCTAAACTGTATTACGCAGAAGCTCAAAAATTGGAGAATCAAAATGGCTGATAATCGTACCCCCCGTGACAATGTAACACGCGAAAAAGAAGCTCGATATGTGTACACACCATCGAGTAAGTTGCCAGATCCAACACCCATACCAGGTATGTCTTTCCGCTGGATTGCTACCCATGTAATGAGCGTTGCGGACCCAACCAATGTGTCTAGAAAACGCAGAGACGGTTGGGAACCTGTGAAGGCAACTGACCATCCCGAGCTGATGCTTGAAGGAAACGCCAACGGTAACGTAGAAATTGGAGGCCTAATGCTATGCAAGATGCCTACAGAACGCGTTAAAGCAATGGATGAGTACTATCAAAGGCAAAATCAGTCTCAGATGGAGTCTGTAGACAATAACTTTTTGAAGAACCAGTCCGCGCCTCAATACGGCAAATTGTTTTCTGAACGCCAGTCAACAAGTTCCAGAGGTAACGGGTTTGGTTTAGGTACTAAATAAACTTAGGAGTTTTTTAAATGGCATATCCTATCGTTCCTGCAGCTTACGGTCTAAAGCCTGTAAGCCTGTCTGGTGGTAGAGTGTTTTCTGGTTCTACCAGACTCATTCCTATCGCTTCAAACTATGGCTACAACTTGTTCAACGGTGACGTTGTTACAGCAAGCGGTGGTTCATTAGTCGTTACAACCCTTGGCGCAGCCAACTCTCCTGTTGCTGGTACTGTCGGTGTTTTTGTTGGCGCTCAATACGTCAACTCAATGAGCCAAACAGTACGCGCACAGTTCTATGCAGCTAACACAATCACTAACACAATCTACGGACCTAACAGTCTGCAAGGTTATGTTGTGGATGATCCTTATGCTGTATTCCAATCTGCAGTGCTCACACAAGGTACATCTTCTGTATCTAACACACCTGGCGCTACTATCGGTTATGTAAACCCATCTTTCATTGGATCTAACATGTTCTTAGTAACAAACGGTTCTAACGGTGGTTCAGCTTCTGGTAACACTACAACTGGCGACTCAGCAATGGGCTTGACAGGTAACGTTGTTACTTCTGGTACACAAGGTAATACTCGTTATACCTCTACAGCACCTTTCCGTGTTGTTAACGTTGTTCCAGATACAGCAGTTACTGTTACTGCAGTTGGTTCTACATCCGGTTCAAGCACAACACTTACTTTGACTGCCGCTAATACAGCGATCAGCCCCGGTATGCAGTTGATTGTTCCAGGTGTTACTGGCGCTTTAGCAAGCAACTTCTTAACTGTGACTAACATTAGCGGTACAACTGTTACTTTGTCTGCAGCAGTTACGATTGCAAGCGGTACAGCACTGTCTTTTGTCGGTTACCCAGAAGTTCAAGTACAGTGGAACTTCGGTTACCACGGTTACTTAAACGCAACAGCAGCTTAATCAAGGAGCACATAAATGGCTATTTCACGCGCACAACTATTGAAGGAATTGCTCCCAGGATTGAACGCACTGTTCGGACTTGAGTATGCAAGATACGGCGAAGAGCACAAAGAGATCTATGAAACAGAGACTTCTGAGCGTTCTTTTGAAGAAGAAACAAAACTGTCAGGTTTCTCTGCAGCACCAGTCAAGAACGAGGGTTCAGCCCTTGCTTATGACAATGCGCAAGAAGCATGGACAGCACGCTACAACCACGAGACAATCGCCCTTGGCTTCTCCTTAACAGAAGAGGCTATTGAGGATAACTTGTATGACTCATTGTCTGCACGTTATACCAAGGCTCTTGCTCGTGCTATGGCGTACACCAAGCAGGTTAAAGCTGCTGCGGTACTTAACAACGGTTATAACGCTGCCTACGCAGGCGGTGACGGACAACCTTTGTTCTCTACAGCACACCCATTGGTCAATGGCGGTACAAACGCCAACACATTCACAACTCCATCAGACTTGAATGAGACTTCTTTAGAAGCCGGCGTTATTCAAATTGCTGCATGGACAGATGAGCGTGGACTTTTGATTGCAGCTCGCCCCAAGAAGCTTGTTGTTCCTCCAGCATTGATGTTCGTTGCTACTCGCCTCTTAGAGACAGAGTTGCGCGTTGGTACAAACAACAACGACATTAACGCTATCAAGAACAATGGCGCTATTCCTGAAGGCTACACCGTTAACCACTTCTTGACATCAACCAACACATGGTTCCTGACAACTGACGTGCCAAACGGAATGAAGCACTTTGAGCGTATTCCTCTCCAGAACTCAATGGACGGGGACTTCGACACCGGTAACGTTCGTTACAAATCACGTGAGCGTTATAGCTTCGGTTATTCCGACCCACTTGGTATGTTTAGTTCATACTAAAAATAATGGGGACTTCGGTCCCCATTTTTAGTGAATTTAGTGTATAGTTAGGTATCTGGGATTTTTCGCCTTGTTGCCAACCCACCCAGGGGTCACGATGCAACGATTAACAAGGTAACTTTTGCATAAGGAAACTTATAATGGCACGTTCCACGTTTAACGGTCCCATACTATCTGGCGATCAAAGATTCACAGCCGCACGC